CGCCTTGTAATTTCTTTTTAGCTGCCGAAAAAGCCTTGGGGTTGGTAGTACGCAACTGTGGCAAATTGTCACCATCAATAAATTTGGCAAGTTTGACGGGGACACCATCAACATTGAACACTTTCAACTCTGGAACATTTATCCCCATTGCCTGATATGCTCGGTCGGCGTGTACCTCGTTCATCAAATGCGCTGGGTTTGCCCCCCGCTTCATTACGTACAAATCGCCTGTCACGTTGTCTTTCACCAGTTTTGCCCCGGTACTGCCTCCCAATTCGGAAATCGTTGTCACATCCGATAAATCATCGGGGAATTGTCCAGATTGTCTAATAGACTTTGGTAAATCCCTAACGGGTTCATCTTCTGAAATTTCTCCCACAATTGGCACAATCCAGCATCTGCAACGAGGATGCGCCGGGGGTGCGCTGTACGTTGCGCCCGTGCCCGGATGCGTAAACACCCCGTCAAGGCTTGACCGCTGCCCCACGTCTTTTTGCTGGCCTTGGCTAACCGGCTGCGCTACTCCATCAACAAACGTCACACCGCCCAGCGGCCCGCAGATGGGACACACCCGCTCGTCGTTCGATGTACGCCATTGTATTGCACTTACTACGCCAGATTCACGGTACGCTATCCGGTTGGCTTCGCTGTACGCCCGTGTCACCTCGGTGGAGGCAATCAGTTGCGCCCGCTTGCGATCAAACGTATGTTCCAATTCCCGCCGCAACTGTGACAGGGGTTCGCCGTTCTCCACCCATTCCGATACGGCCGTTTGTATCCGGCGTTGTGTCGTGGCGCTGATTTCGTCAAATAGTTGGACCGTGTACCGGTCCGCCCAATCCGCCGCCGCCTGATTCGCCAGGGTCCAGTCAAAGCCAAATCCAATGGACTCAAATTGATTGACGGCCACTGAGACGCCCAGGGAGGCGCTATTCTGCAAAGTGCGTCTCAGTATGTCCCGCACTGGCTCGGACGCTTCCCGTGCCCTCTGTGCGGCCTGTGGTGCGCTTGTCAGCCCATCGGCAAACACCGCCGCCCTCTGTTTTGAAAGTGCAGATGTTAAGGCGTTTTCTGCTTCGACCTCAACCCCTAGCCGAAAGAAATCTTCAGCCCCATCGTCGTCCCCGTCCAACTGTAGGATCATCGCCTTCAGCGCATCAGGGGTAATCGGTCCAGTCGTCCAGGTGAAAGGGGGCATCGTGTCGCCATCAGCGCCCTCCCCTTTCAACTCCCACAGAATCGCCGCTTTGTCTTCATAGCTCAAATGTTCGCTGGTAAAGTCGTCTGCGTTGGGCTTGCTACGTTTCCCCGCCCAGCGTTTGAACCGTGCGAGGTCTGCCGCCTTCGCTGCCTTGGCGTCGTCTGCGCTGCCTGTAGCGTCGTCAGTTGCCGTTTGCGGGTCGGCCTGTGCCTGGGGTGTCTGTGCGGGAATTGACGCACCAGCCCCCTCCTGCGGTTTCTCGTCCGGTGCGGGTTGCGCTGCCGTTACTTGGATGGGGAGCAATTTGCCCCGGTCGTCGCCGATGGGCTGCAACTGATAGAACTTCTGCCGAATCTCGTCCACCGTGCCGACCTGGGAGAATGCCGCTTGCTCTTGCAGTTCCAACGCCCGGTCTGTGATGCGGATGTCGTCAAACTCTGCACGAAGGTTCGGACCATAGGCGGGGAGAACGTCGTTTGTGAACTTCTCGGCCACGGCCACCATTGCGGGCCAAACGCCCAATTCAATGAAGGTGCGCTTGCCGGATAGGGCGTTGGCTTCCGTGGCGTTGATGGCTAGAATACTGTCCAGCCCAGGCGCAAACATGCTGAATATCTCGGAGCGGTTGGCGTTGCGGGCGTTGAGAAATTCCATGTCCTTTTGAGACATTGCCATGTTGACCCATTCCACCCCGCCTTTGCCCACGTTGCGAAGCATCATGAGCGAACGTTTCACGCCGCCGTGTTCTTTGCGGATGTCTGCCCGCATACGCTCCCAATCCGCATCCATGATCGGGTCAGCGAAGGCCAGAGCGCCGGGGACTTTGGCGTTGTCCTTGTCGAAAAAGTTCGTATTCCAGCGGGTCATTGCCATGTCGCCCACGGCCACGGTGGCCAGGGCCTCGATGGGGGACATGCCTAAGAATGAGTTAAGGGGGTTGAACTTCTTGAAGTGTGCGACCTCGTGCAATTCAAGGGGGATCTCTTGCCCGTCGCCCGGCTCGTAAATGTATCCCCGCAAATATAGATTCTTGTCGGGAACGGGCCGGATCTTGTGGCTAGGGATAATCCACATCTCGGACGGTTCCACGTTAGCCGATGGCCGATTCAGCCACACGTAAGCGTTTCCGGTCAGCGCACGGTAGGAGAACACCGATTCTAGGAATTCATAGCGGGATTGTAGCGGGTTGGGTCGGTCTAGCAGTTTCTCGAAGGGATGGTTGATCTCTGCGTTTTCGTCCTCACCCTCCAACCGCACCACGTTTAGCGCCGTTGTCGCCGCTGTGCTGGCCACCGCATGGACGGCAATTTGCACCCAGGACAAACGCTGGTATAGCTTGCTTTGCGCCCGTGGCATTCCCAGGGTGGGCATGTCGTACTCCGCCTCCACCGCCGCGGACAATTGCCAGGGGGCGGGAGCGGGAGCGGCGAGCGGCTGAGTTTTTGTGTCGCCGAAGAAATCGGCCAATCCATCAAATAGGCTCATGCGAAGTCCACCAGTGAAGATGCTTGAATACCCGTATCCAGGTACATAATTGCATAGCGTAATGCGTCCATGCCATGATCCCCGGTCTTGATTGGCTCTTCCTTAATCGGTTTCCCGTCTTGACCCTTGGGCCAACTGTAAGACGTGAATTCGTCAAGCGTGCTGTGAGGTAAGCCGTCCGGTAAAGTTGTGTCTAACTCAACAAGCGAATCCCGCATGTAGTAAAAACGAGGCTTGTCGTCACCCGCTTTGTTCAGGCGTTGCATAACCATTTGAATACCTACCGTTTTCGACTTGTTCGCCGCTCTGGTAGAAATCCCGTAACGGTGCATTGTTGCCCGGTCCTCTGCATCATGGTCTGCTAGTGTAGTCTCAAATGATTCGTTGACACTCAGTGACAAGATGTGCGCTGTGTGGTCTTCTACCAGCGTTTGTGTCTTGTAGATTTCCCGATAGATGTACGCTCGGCCATCGCTATCAAGTGCTATCCACAGACAGACAAAGGGATTCGTAAAGCCAAAGTCAACAACTCGGATTCTGCGCCAGTCTGCCGGGATGGGGAACGAGTCAATAACGTGAAGCTCGTCCCGGAAGTTATCGTAGACAGCGCCCTCTGCCTGTATCCATTTGCCTAGATTCAGCCTATCTCCCAAAACGCCAGTCAGTTTTTTTAGCGTTGACAGATAATCGGCTGGATTGTACGTGTTGTCTTTTGCTTTGCTGTAATAGACTTTCGCCCCGCCCGCATCCATCAGCCGCCGCTTAATCCAATGTGACGGGGAATCCGGGTTCGTTGACAAAATGATTTGTCGCCACCCTGCCGCCGTTCCACGCATCCGCCCCAGCACTTCGTTGTAGTCGTCCTCGGTAAAGCGGTTGGCTTCTTCCATCCAACAAATATCAATGCCGCCATCCTGCCCGATGCTTCGGATCTGTTCTCGCTGTTGATCGTCACTCATGCCACCATAGGCGAGAATTGAACCGTTAGCATATTCAAATCGTAGCTTTGACGGATAGTGCCTGACGTTCGGATCGTTACCGACAATGGCTTTGTCGAAAAATAGGACCGTGCTGTTTGTCATACTCTGGCGAGACTTGCGCATCATGACAGCCATTGCGCCGGGGTACTTCTTGCAAAATGCGTGTATCTTTTCGGCGGCTGTTCGTGACTTTCCGCCCCCTGCACTGCCTGTCAGCAGGATGGTCGCAGTCTTGTCCCGCATGGGCGCAAGTTGCCACGGTAGCGGGATGTAAGGCGCTATGATTTCGTTATTCGGGTTCGCCCTCTTCATCATCCCAATCATCTGGGCTGAAGATGGCATATCCCTTGACAGGTTGACCGCCGCTTGTGACATCTACCCTCTCGATATGTTCGCCAGATAATTCAAGAGATAGTTTGATGTGATTAAAACTACCTTTGACCGCTTCCCGCCTCAGCGCCCCGTAAATGTCTGGCAGATCGTCAGATAGGAATTTTCGAGCCAGGGCAGTAACTGCGTCCTGAAAGCCGTCAAGTTTTCGCCATCGTGACAAGGTGGCAGCATTCAAGCCTAAGTCCCCGGCTAGCATGTCCTGAGTGGGCGGTGTCCGTATAAATTTTGGCGTGGCCAGCCATTCTTGAAAACGCTTCTGATTGGTTGTCCAATTATTGACATTATCTGACATGCCCTACGCCCCTCGTTCCCACTCTCGCAGCCTAACAGCCATGCCCCGCCGCTTGCGGTCACAGCCCCCTGAAATACCGTGCAATGTCACCCCAGACCATCGGCACCCCTGACGCCACAAAGCACATGATCAACGTCTGCCAACTGAGGAACCAATCGTTCCCCGCCGGGTACTTGCCGTAATCAATCAGCAGGGCAGCGACCACCGTATAGGCCACGCCTAGCACCACCAAAAACGACGTGTAAGGGTTGACGCCGTGGCTTTGCTTGCGTAGCAGGTCAACGCCTACATTGTGCATGATCGAGATGAAAAACAACCCGACCAGCCCGACCCATAGCTCAATCATCGTTACCCCGTGCGGATGTCTGCGTATTCTGCGACGGCGGGAAGTTGTGCAAT